TGCTACGCTTTCCGTTCCCTTGCGAAGCGATACTGTCGCCAACGGGTGTGGAATTTTAGACTGATTGGCGCAAAGCAAAATAGTTTTAAGCATTTTATTCAGTCGCATTTTGCGACCATCAAGTAATGACCTGCGCTCTGAATATCGCTTTGCCATTTCATTACAGGCAATCATTCCAGCTTCGGCTTCACTGATCTCTGTAAGAACGCTGGACACTAGATCCATTACGTCCGTTTCGCCATCCAGCGTGTCCCAGAACAATTCAAGTTCCTCTGAGTACGGCGCAAGTTCTTCAGCCATATATGTAAGCATTGAGGAATTTAATCGCATTTTGATTTGCCCTCGAAGTCATCAATCGCTTGCGCAATGGCTTTATCAATAAAAGAGATCGCATCCGCCGGGAATTGATCCGCAAGGTATTGTTGGTTCGTAATGGCCCCAGAGATGGCTTGCTCAACCAGCTTGGTGCCTCTGTTGGCAATTTTATTGGCTATGGTGGCCCTAATAAAGTGTATTGGTGTGTTTGTCATATTAAGCGCTCCTGTCCTTATTCGCTCTTTACAATTTTTAATGATAGCTTTAAGCATTGTAAAGAGAAAAGTGAATAATTTAACTTTGGAGAAGAAAATGAACATAAAATTACTAACGGCACAGCAGGTTCGCAACAAGCTGGTTGACCGCCGATTATCATATGTAGCTGAAAAGTGCGGTCTTACTTATATGTCTCTTTCTCGCATCCGTAAGAATGAGGGAAACCCATCATTGCTTACTTTGGAAAAGCTGTCTGAGTATTTTTATAAAAATAAATGAAGCCCCGCGCGATGAAAGGACAAGAGACATGGGCGCAGGGCTTCTAGTAAAGGGCGAAAGCGAGCAGCAGTCTACCTATGACTGCTCATATACACTCATGGCTTCTCAAGTACAATATAAAAGTTGATTTTTGTATCGCTTTCTATAAATAGGTTATAGGACAAGAGAAAGGACATCAAAATGAGCATGAAGGCTGTAGTTTGGGCATTGCACCAGCCAGACCTAACACCATCACAAAAAATAGTTTTGCTGATGTTATCAGATAGACACAATCCAGACATGGGATGTTTCCCTAGCACAAAGAAATTAGCTGCGGACTGCAATATGTCCACAAGCTCTGTATTTACACATCTGTCTGCACTTGAGCTTAGAGGGCTTATCAAGCGCAAAGGTAGAGCCAGAGAAAACGGGCAGCAAACCTCAAACGAATATGATCTTAACATGGGTATCCAAAATCTGGATGGGGGCTATCCAAAATCTGGAGCCCCCCCTATCCAAAATCTGGACACCAATAACCATGTAAGTACTAACCATGTAATTGAACCTAATATGTTCAATGACGCTTGGTTGGCTTATCCAAGGAAGGTTGGAAAGGGCCATGCAGAAAAAGCGTGGGCCAAGGCAATCAAAAAGATTGATGAAAGAGAGCTTTGCAAATTGCTTTCTCAATACATTGACAGCTTGGTTGGCAAGGATAGCAAATTCATCCCACATCTTAGCACTTGGCTTAATGGGGAGCGGTGGCATGATGACATTGAGGCTCCACAGCAAAATGGTATAGATCATATGTTCCGCGATATGGTAAATGATCTTGCGAGGGTGAGCCGATGAGCAATCTGCCAGCACTGCAATCCACAGTTATGGATGATGATACACTAACTAAGCATCGCGCCTTCATTGCAATAAAAGCACAGGCTCTTATGGGCAGGTTTTTCCAGATGCCACAAGACGAGCTTGTGAAGCGTGATATCCTTCTGGGGTGGATGGATATGCTGCAAGACTTCACAGCGGATGAAATTACCAAGGCTTGTGCAGATTATCTTATTGAGTATCCTTCCAAGCGTCCACATGAGGGGCTTGTTCGCCAGATACTTATGAACAATCGCAAACGATACGTTGCAGCACACCCAAGGGTTCAGCTTGAAGCGCCTTCGCGCAAGAGCCAAGACGCAGAAGAGCGAAAACGTATATCACACGAAATGATGGCTAACTTAGCTAAAAAATGGTAATGGAAAAACAGGGGGTAGTTTTTTCCTTTCTGCCCTTAGAGCTTTCCTCCCAGACATAAGCTCCCCCTCTCCGTCCCCAATCGGAGAGGGGTTTATTAATTATAATTAACAATCTTGCTAATCTTACCTATGTAATTTATGAATTAAATAACAATTGGGAGTTATTAAATGGAAAATTGGGCTGCAAATAGTGTAGAAATGAGAAAGGTTAACGATCTTATCCCTTACGATCGGAACCCCAAAATTCACCCGGATACTCAAATAAAACAACTTGCGAACAGTATTCGTGAGTGGGGTTGGACTATTCCAATTTTGATTGATGAAAATGACCAAGTTCTTGCAGGTCATGGGCGATTGTTCGCAGCAAAAGAGCTTGATTTGTCTGAGGTTCCTTGCATGACCGCAAGGGATTGGACCGATCAACAAAAAAAGGCTTATGTAATAGCTGACAATAAACTGGCTGAAAATGGTCAGTGGGATACAAATGAATATTTCGTTCAATTGAAAGAGATGGCCAACGATGGTTATGATCTTGGACTTATGGGAGTAGATATTGACCTATCTGCCTTTAATTATAATCCAGTTCTTGATCCTAAATTTGACGCTTCAGAAATTGATGACAGCAAGATGGAAAAGGCAAGTGACCGGATGGATCAAGACATGAGTGATAGGATCAAGGGTCAAGAGGGCACTGAGGTAATATGCCCACATTGCGCTGAAATATTTGTTTTTACGGGTAAATAATATGAACGAGGATTTAGTCAGATTAGCGCACAACCTCAGAAATGCAGAGTATAAGTTCGCAAAGACCTATGCTAAAACTTTACCCCATTTCTATACATTAAAAAAAACATGGGACGATCCCGATGAATTTGTATGGACGGGCAGAGCTGTCAATAAATACGGTGAACTTAGAAATATGGTAGGAACGCCAAGAAAATATTATAAGTTAGATGGTTGGATTTATTGGCTCATGTGGTCGCCAGAAAGAGAAAACCTTATAAACAGAGCAAGAGACTAATGAAGTTTCTGGTTTTGGCTTGCGTAGACAATCGAAAAGAACTTTTGCACGACTGTCTTTGCTCTCTGTCGCATTTGGATGGTTGGCGACTTGTGCTTGTCGGCCAAGAATTTTCAGATGAAAGAAAAGTAAAAATTGCAAATCTCGTCCCAAGCGGGACTAGACTGATTTGGTGTGATGAAAAAATTGGTATGCACAACGCAAAGCGTATTGCATTGCAAGAGATAGATAGCATTGCATCAGACTATGTTGTCGCGTCAATAGATGACGATATGAAGTTTTTGCCAATTACAAATTTCGATGCAATGGCAGAGTTAGCGCAGCGAAAAGGTGTTGGGATAGTATCTGGAAACTGGGTCAGATCAGAGAAAATGCTTATGTCTAAAAAGATAAAGCCCGAGATAGTAAAGCAGCACATAGTATATACGGCAGGCGGTATGATTTTTGATAGTGTTATCGCAAGAAAGATTATTGAGTTAGGAAAGAAAGATTATTGGTGTGACAATACAGAATGGTCACTGGCTTCCTATCTCAATGGTTATCAAAACATAAGATATTTGGGAAGTTTGGCAATACATAGGATACTTTCATCGGGGGGGCGAAAATCTTGGGTAAGTAGTAGTAATATAAAGCTGCCAGACCCAGAACACATATCCCTAAAAAGAGACGCAAAGGGCGGTTATCATATTCCATCTGGTTCAGAACTTACTTCATACGCAAAGAGCGTTCACCTTGATAAGAGAAAGACGTTAATGACATGATTTATAACTCAGCTTTGAAAAATGGAACTAAGCAATTTCAGGGTATGCCACCAACGCAAAGGTTTGAATATCAGGGCTGCATAGGGCGTAAGCGCAATATTATAAGTGAGGGATATTTTGACGAATTAGATACGTGTGACGTTATTTATTGTGAACCACCATTTCCCGCAGGGATCAAAGTATTTGATGAACGCGCGAAAGAAAAAACATCATCTTATAATGACTTTGCCCAAGGGTTTAGTCGCCTTTGGGGCAAGATAGTAGATAAGCCAAAGTTGGCAGTTACTAACAAGAAATTAGAGAAATATTTACCAGAGCCAGATCAGCATATAACTGTAAAGCTCAATGGTCACTGGACACCTTTGAGCTGTTGGGGAATAGAAGTTCCAGAGGGTCTGACGAGCTTAGAGCTGTGTGAGTATCTTGGTCAAACCTACAAGCGAATGGGTGATATTACTTGCGGTTATGGATTGCCAGTCTTGCATTTTAGAAAAGCAAAAAAGGGGAATACCTTTGTTGCTTCGGACTATGACGCTCACTGCATTTCAGTTTTAAGGATGTTAATGGATGAAAATACAACTCAAGGATAATGTTTGGGACGCTGCATTGGAGCGTGTCAGATATATTTTCAATGAATTTGAAGAGGTTGTTGTGTCTTTCTCAGGTGGTAAAGACAGCACAGTAACCCTTAATATGGCCCTTATAGTAGCGGAAGAAATGGGACGCCTTCCATTGAAGGTTATGTTTCTTGACCAAGAAGCTGAGTGGCAGAATGTCATTGATTATGTCCGAGACGTAATGACTGACCCGCGCATTGATCCAATGTGGTTTCAGGTTCCAATAAAAATGACAAACTCAACATCTAACGAACAGCACTATCTTCATTGCTGGACTGAGGGTGATGATGAAAACTGGATGCGTCCAAAAGAAGATTTTGCAATTACAGAAAATGTATATGGCAAAGATCGCTTCTATGAAATGTTCCCAGCTATTATGAAGCACCATTGGCCTGACCAAAGGCTTGCTGTTCTGGCGGGTGTTAGGGCTGAGGAAAGCCCAGCGCGTCTTGCTGGATTAACTACCGCAGCAACGTACAAATGGGTTACTTGGGGAAAGGCTGTAGATAAGAAAAGAGATCATTACAATTTTTACCCCCTCTATGATTGGTCATATACAGATATTTGGAAGAGCATCTTTGACCATAACTGGCAGTACGCAAAAGCGTACGATTATTTTTATCAATATGGTGTAAGCCCTACAAAAATGCGGGTTTCAAATCTTCACCATGAAACAGCTGTGCATCAATTGTTCTATTTACAGGAGATTGAGCGGGATACATGGAACAAGCTGGTTAAGCGTTTGGATGGGGTAAATCAGGCTCGTCACATGAGCAAAGAGGATATGTTCCAAGCCAAAAAATTACCATATATGTTCAAGGATTGGAAAGAATACAGAGATCATCTATTGGTAAATCTTGTTACCGATCCTGAGTACCAGGAGGCCATGCGCAAGAAGTTCGCAAAAATGGACAAGGATTATGCGCTAATCAAAGACCCTTCAAAGTTGCATAAAGTTCACGTCACAACAATATTGGCTCAAGATATTGATTTTACAAAAGTCAGTAATTTTGAACAAAGCCCATATGCAATTACTTTCAGGAGATGGAAGCGTGGCGATATGAAGTTTGTAAGCAAATCAGAACACAAAGATTGGATACCAGTAAATGTCTGAGGCATGGGGAACGAACGCGGATCATATTCGCAAGGAAATAGAAGATTTTTCGGACCAAGAAAAAATTGACTATTTAGAAGACTTAAAGATTGAGCTTCAAGAAATGCACCCAATCCAGCAACCAGTAGGTCAGGTGATGTGGGTTAATATTGATCGCGTACAAGCAAATGACTATAATCCCAATAGTGTAGCTGGTGCAGAAATGAAGCTCCTATATACCTCAATCAAGCACGATGGTTATACTCAGCCTATAGTAACTATCTATGATGAAGAGCTTGATAAATTCGTAATAGTTGATGGCTTCCACAGATATTTCACTTGCAAAAGCAATCAGGACATCAGGGATCGCAACCACGGCCGCTTACCTATCGTTGTAATAGAGAAAGACATAAACGAGCGTATGGCAGCTACAGTGCGCCATAACAGGGCCAGAGGCTCGCACAGCGTTGATGGTATGGCTAATATGGTGTTCTCAATGTTGGAACAGGGCTGGAAGGATGCAGACATCTGCAATCACCTTGGTATGGAGCCGGAAGAGCTATTGCGCCTCAAGCACATAACTGGCTTCTCAAAGTTGTTTGAAAATACCGAGTACAAAAAGGCTTGGGTTACTAAGCAACAAATCCTCATAAAGAAAAAATATCAGGATGAACAAGAAATATAAAATAGGCTTTACGGCATCATGTTTTGATCTTTTGCACTCTGGGCATATAACCATGCTGCAAGAGGCAAAATCTATATGCGATCATTTGATTGTTGGATTGCAGGTTGACCCCTCAGTAGATAGACCCGAAAAAAATAAGCCTATACAGACATTGATGGAAAGGCAGATACAATTAAATGCTGTCAAATATGTCGATGAGGTCATTTGCTATTCAACTGAAGATGAGCTTTTGCACCTTATGGCAGCGCTCCCAATTGATGTCAGAATTATTGGGGAAGAGTATAAGGGGAAAAAATTTACTGGCTTTGATTATCCAATAAATGTTTACTTCAATAAAAGGTATCATAATTGGTCAACAACAAGATTGCGACAGTTAATACTGGATAGTAGTGAAAATATCTGATAATGGTGAGGGCATGACTAACAAAATTGATGAAGCTCTTAAACTGAAGATAAAAGATGAATTCGTGCATGGGTTCGTTGATGAAAATGGCGTCCGTCAATACCCTACTGTTCAAGCCCTTTCTAAGCGCCATGATGTTGCTTATGCGTCTCTGCACAGAAGGTCTCAATCGGAAGACTGGCAAAGCCAAAAAAACAAAATCCAAACCGAATATGAGAATGCTGTAACTAGAGAGCGGTTGCAAAAAATGGTAGATTATGGGGCAAGGCTTGATGATGATGCAATAAAGATTGCACTCGCCATGCTGGGTGATGCTGGTCGTCGCATGAATAAAGACATTCAAGACAGATCGCAGCTTGAAGCAATTGCTCAAATGGACAATGGGCCTGACAGGGATGCGGCACTTGAAAAATTCAGGCTCACATCAAAGATATTGACCCCTCACGATATGAGTGGGATTTCAAATACAGTAAGCAATGCACAGAGAATTGGGAAATTGGCTCTGGGGCAAGCTCAAGAAATTAGCAAGGTATCAGCAAATGTTACAGCACCAGACAGCTTACGAGAAGTTATCGAAGAGCTGGACAAGCTTGCCACAGCCAAGTCATCAGGCGCACAGCACACTTTACAGTAATTGGCTCAAAATGGCCCGTCCCCAGCAATTAACCCCAAAGGGTGATTGGGGCGTGTGGCTTATTCTGGCTGGTCGTGGATGGGGCAAGACTATGGTTGGGGCATTTGATACAATGATCTATGCTTTGAACAACCCAGATAGCCGTTGTGCTGTTGTAACCCCAACATTCGGTGATTTGAGAAGAGTTGCTTTTGGCGGAGTATCGGGAATTATGAACTGGATGCCCGATGATTGTCTTCTGAAGGGGCGTGGGCAAGGATACTCAAGCTCTGCCGCTGAAATTAGGCTTTACAATGGATCAATTATTCAGGGTTTTGCCGCTATTGAGCCTAAACGCCTTCGCGGCCCTCAGTTTCATAGGGCTTGGTGTGACGAAATCGCTGCGTGGCAATACCCAGACGCATTTGACCAATTGATGTTTGGCCTTCGCCTTGGAGACAACCCTCAATGTATTATTACAACAACTCCCGCGCCAAATGATTTAACGCGATCTCTGGTAAAAAGAACTAATACAATAATTACCAGAGGAAGCACATTTGATAATGCCGCAAACCTTTCTGAAATTGCTGTTGCGCAGCTTAAAGAAAAATATGAAGGAACCCGATTGGGGCGTCAGGAGCTTTATGGGGAAGTTTTGGATGATCTTGAGGGTGCGCTATGGAGTTACAGCGCTATTGATAGAACTAGAATTGATAAAATGAATTTGCCTGAATTTAACAGGGTTGTAGTAGCAATTGATCCAAGCGTAACCAACAATGAAGATAGCGATGAAACAGGGATTGTTGTCGCAGCTAGATGCAATAATGACCAATATTATGTATTAGAAGATGCTTCACATAAAAATACACCGGATGGATGGGCTAGAAAGGCAATTCAATGTTTTTATGCACATGAGGCCGACAGATTGATTGCAGAGGTCAATAACGGTGGAGATTTGGTCGAAAGAGTGATAAGAACTATAGACATGAATGTACCCTACTCGAAAGTTCACGCAAGTCGTGGTAAGCTAATAAGAGCCGAACCCATTGCTGCGCTCTATGAGCAAGGCCGTGTGCATCATGTCGGGACATTTAAGGAGTTGGAAGACCAGATGGTTTCTTACACACCAAACAGCCGGAAATCTCCGGACAGGATGGACGCCCTAGTGTGGGCCTTAACAGAATTGAGCGCGTCCACCGGACAGCCAGCTTGGAGAATTAGCTAATGGCCCTTTTGGATTTTTTTCGTAAAACAGTAGCAATGCCAATTGAGTTCAAAGAAGCTCCAACTGTTCATGTCCAACAGACATCACCATTTCACAACCGATCTGATAATTTTAGGTCTTATGCGGTTGAGGGATACCAACAGAACGCCATTGTTTATCGCTGTGTTAATGAAATTGCTCAAGGCGCGGCTTCTATTCCCTTTAAAGTGTTTCAAGGCGATATTGAGCTAGAACAGCATCCGTTGATTTCTTTGTTGAAACGCCCTAACCCACTTCAAGCTGGCAATGAATACTTCCAGTCTCTCTATGCTTTCCTGTTATTGTCAGGGAATAGCTATGCGATCAACAGCACGGCAGGAGGCGTCCCGTCAGAGTTGCATCTTCTGAGACCTGATCGGGTTGAAATCATCCCAAGCAATACAGCTATTCCAAAGGGTTATAGCTACAAGTTAAATGGAAAGGTCGTAAAAACATACGATGCTGACCCATTTACAGGCCAATCTGAAGTTAAACACTTCAAGCTATGGAACCCAATGGACGATTACCTTGGGCTTTCTCCGCTCATGGCTGCGTCTATTGATGTAGACCAGCACAATCTCATAGCAAAGCATAACATAGCTCTATTGGTTAATGGGGCGCGTCCCACAGGCGCGGTTATTTTCAAACCAAAAGACACGTCTGGCAATGCAATGACGCTTTCTGAAATGCAAAGAAAGCAAGTCCAAGATGATCTCAATCGTCGCATGAGTGGCACTGCCAACAGTGGGAAACCAATGTTATTGGAAGGCGATTTCGATTGGAAAGAAATGGGAATGTCTCCGCGTGACATGGATTTCTTGCAGCAAAAGCACATGGCAGCAAAGGACATTGCGCTTTGCTTCGGTATTCCTTCGCAACTTATTGGTATTCCAGACAGCCAAACTTATGCAAACGTCCAAGAGGCTCGTTTGGCGTTATATGAAGAGACTATTATTCCGCTGGCAATGCGGGTCTGTAGTGATTTGAATGAGTGGCTTGCACCATCGTTCGGTGAGGATATTCGTATCGAGTATGATGTTGAAAGCATCCCAGCCATGACTGAGCGCCGCCGCCGGGTCTATGAGAATGTCACTTCTGCTGTTCGTGAGGGCATTATTAGTCGCAATGAAGCCCGTGATCGGTTGGGTCTAGGGCCGATCCAAGGCGGTGATGAAGTATTTATCGCAGCAAACCTTTTCCCGCTGGGTGGCCCAGAAGTAGCCCCCTCAGAGGGTGATAAGGCCGTCAGTGATGGTGCGGATGCCTATGGCGAATTTAAATTGGATCAGTATCCTGACGGAGAGGATGTTCCAGACGAGCTTCCTGACGCCTATCGAATGGGTACAGGCGAAAACAGATGCGGCAACTGCGATTACTACGATCAGGGTTCTTGCATTTTGTTCGATGCCGATGTCCGGGCGCAATATGTTTGCGGTAGATGGAAAGAGGCTCAAAAAAAAATTGAAAAAGCCGAAAGCGATGTAGATACAGTTCCTACTGAGGCTATGGCGATTAACGGTCAACGCGCACTTGATATGCGCAAAGAGTTTGGCCGTGGGATGACGCGAGTAGGTGTCGCCCGTGCCAACCAGCTTATCAATCGTGAACGCCTTTCCCCTGATACAGTTCGCCGGATGAAGAGCTTTTTTGCCCGTCACGAAGTAGACAAACAGGGTCAAGGCTTCAATCGCGGTGAGGCTGGATACCCAAGCGCCGGAAAGATCGCATGGCTTGGCTGGGGCGGTGACGAAGGCCAATCATGGGCCAATCGAAAAGTAGATCAGTTAGACAAAGAGCGTGATAAATAATAAGGGCTCGAAACAAGGCGGGGGTTATTCCCCCGCTTCTTCCTTAAACTTAAAGCCATCGTCAGCTTCAATCATGTCCAGTACAATGTTACGCAAGCTGTTCATAATCACATCATACGCTTCATCTATATTGGATGGTTCAACAGTGTTCCTCCAATCTAAAGCGACATAAGATGCAAGACCAGCTAAGAGATCGCTATGTTTGGGTTCGCCTTCTAATTTGAACTTCTTTCCTGAAACTCTTTCGTATGATGTTGCGGTTGCTTTCCCAAAGCGTCTTATGATTTTTGCGGCTTCATTCAGTTTCATTTTTTTACTCCCATACTGCGCATTGTGGGCTTACTACATTCATAAGCTCGTTGGTTTTAAGGAAATCAATTACTTCATCTTCACTGAGGTATTTGCAGAAAGCTAAGATCAAATTGTAATTGTCAAAGCATCCGTATTCTACAGCTTCAAGGAATTCATTGGTTACTTTTCTTGCGGGGGTGCTCATAGCATTTCTCCTTTACGTTGGGTCCAAGTTCTGCGCTTCTGGTCAACTATGCGCCATGTTCTCCAATCAATCTGGTCAAACTCTTCGGCCATGTAATCGCAAGCATCTTGCAGGTTGTCAAAAGACGCGGATAGGTTCCAGATATTATCTGGGTCAATTCCCCGTGCAATATAAGCGTCCTTATGGCCTTGAGGCAGGTCATCATGGTATTCAACTCTAAATCGGTAAATGGTCTCAGTAATCATTTCTTGTCCTTTCTGGCTTCCTTGTTAGTTTGATATATTAACTCAAAAGTTAATGCAAGCACAATTTTTGTTAAAATAATTAACAATAGGTGTTGACATATGTAACACCAAATGCTACCTATATTATATAGAGAGAAACGAAAGGACTAAAGAAATGACACGCCCTAATATAATCGAGCTTTTTGATACAGCTTTTAACAAGGCGATCCAAAAATCAGAAAACTGGGTATCAAATGAAGAAATGAACGCCAATTTCATTGAAGCTGATATTTGGATGGACCTTGCGGGAGAGCATGGCAGACCCTCAATCCAAGAGGTAATGGATACAGAATTCAATGAGGCAATGAACGAATGGATGGGAACTTCCTTTGAGGGAGTAAAAGAGCACTTCGCTGGATAACTTAACGGGGTTACGGCCCCAATGCTCTGGGAGGGCATGACATGACCAATTCAAATTTTACATATAATGACGGGGGCCGCGCCGCCTCTGGACGCAAGGGCAGCGCGGGTGATTGCGGAGTTAGGGCGATGGCTATTGCGCTGGGCCTTGACTATGAAACTTGCTACAAAGAGTTGGCCCAAGCCAATCAAGACGCTGGCAACAAGAAGTCGGCTAGGAACGGATTGGCAAAATCTGTTTATGAGAAAGTCCTTAACAAGCACGGCTGGTTTTGGATGACTGCACCTAAGTTTGAAGGACGCAAGTGCAAAGCGTCTGATACTGAGGGTGTTTGCATTGCTAGAATGTCAAAGCATTACTGCGCAGTAATAGAGGGGGTTCCTCAAGATACCTTCGATAGCTCGAATAAGATGGTCTATGGCATCTGGGTAAATGAAATTAACCACTAAAGGGAGTGGGGGAAGCCCCCTTCCCGACCCTCAAAAAAAAGTTAAAATAATTCACTTTTGGGGTTGAACTTATAGCGACTGTTAATTATATTAACTTTATGGGCAGCAATAAGGAGACACCCAATGAGCGGCGCAACTGCACAAGACTTTAAGAACTGGACTGCCAAGGCGAAGAAGGCGACCGTTTCTGAATTGGAATATATCATTGCTGATTGTCGCAGCGCACGGGAAGCCATGAAGGGCTGGAACCCAGAGAAAGAAAACTATTATGCTGACCAAGGCATGACTTTCTCAGATGAACTTAGGAAAAGGGGTTAGGGATATGGACAAGCAAGACACAATGATCGCAGTAATATTTACAATTATATTGGTAATTGGAGCGATTAATATTGACCGCCTTATGGTGATGCTATGACCACCAGAGCGGCGATATTAAAGGCACTCAATGATGATCGTATATCCTTGGAGGTAGGAGAGGATTATTTTTACTTCCTGTTCTCAGAGGGCGGCTATGGTTATTACATGGATCGCTGCGTATATGTTTCTCGCTTGAACCATTTGAGCCTCGAACAATGGGTTGAAGAGGGCAAGGCGTTTATTGCTTCAATTGACGATTAAACATGATATAGTCTGCCTATGGCAGTGCATAATTTCAAACAGGCTGGCGGTTCAAAATACAGCGCCAGAAAAGAAGTCATCGAACAGATGCGAGTTAGGCAAGCGTTTGAGCGCAAGCTGACCCTCAATCTAATCACGCAATTTTCACAGATAGGCGACATTGCAAGGCGTGAATATTTGGAAAGAGGCTCTGTCGATCTCACAGGGACTTTGATCCAAGGTAAAATCCTTTCAGTTCTTGAGCCCCACTATCGTGCGGTAATTGATGAATTCGGTCTAAGGCTTCTGCGCAATTTGAAACAGGAAAGCCAATTTGAAACTCTCATTCGTGATTACATAAAGATATTTGGTCTTGAGGCTGTCAGTAGGATTTCAAGAACAACAAGGGCGCGTTTGATCTCAGTCCTTTTAGAGAATGAGGCGGAAGGTCTTGGGGTTCGCGCCGTAGCTGATGCAATTTATCAATCTACTCGAGGGCAATATTCAAAAAATCGGTCAGCAACGATTGCGAGAACTGAGACGCATAATGCTGCTAGTTACGCCAACCATGAAGTAGCAAAGACCATGGGTATCCCTGAGCTTCAAAAGCAATGGGTTTCGGTTTCTGATGATCGAACTCGCGGTGGACATTCTGCAATGAATGGTACAATAATACCCATGAATGAGGATTTTCAGGTTCCAAGCGATTTTGGGCCTGTTTCAATGGCCAGACCGGGCGACAGTAGGGGTGGGGCTGCAAACACCATCAATTGCCGCTGTGTTTTGCTGTATGTGTCGCCAGAAGACGACATAATCGACGAGTAACTTGCTCAAAAAACAGAAATGAGTTATCTTTGGGTCAATGTAACTGATCTTGAGGTCTTACCCAATTTGAGGGCGGTAAAATGAGTAATGAACAAATTGATGTAGAAGAGTACATTGCCAATCAAGAAGCTAAGTCAGAAAAAATTGACATTGCTTTTGAATATAAGGCTGAAACGTCTGAAGATGACGATGGTACATTCTCTGGCTACGGCTCTATTTTTGGGAATAAAGACCTTGGCGGCGATGTAATTGAGGCTGGAGCTTTTGCCAAGTCAATTGGGCGCAAGGGCGCAAAGGCTGTAAAGCTACTGTATCAACACAAATCAGACGAGCCAATCGGCGTATTCGATGAAATCATTGAGGATGATCGCGGTTTAAAAGTTAAAGGTCGCCTTGCAATGGGGACGCAGCGAGGCCGTGAAGTTTATGAATTGATGAAAATGGGCGCATTAGATGGCTTATCAATCGGCTATCGTGTTGACCCAAAGCAAGTTGATTATGATGAAAAGGGCAAAACTCGCCGTTTGAAATCAGTTGATCTTATGGAGATTTCTGCTGTCACATTCCCAATGAACCCACGCGCACGGGTTCAAGCGGTCAAAGGCACAGAACGCTCGGTTCGGGAATGGGAGCAATTCCTTCGGGATGAAGGGAACCTGTCTCGCACTGAAGCAAAGGCAGCGGCATCTGCCGTTACCAAGGCACTGGAACAGCGGGATGCTGTGAAAGAGGAAACGCCTAAAGTCCTTGAGGCTCTCACAAGCCTTACCAACATCCTAAAATCTTAACGGAAGGATTTTCCAAATGGAAAACGAAGTAAAAACAGCCGTTGAAGCGATGGCAGGTGCCTTTGAAGAATTCAAAAAGGTAAATGACACTCGCTTGGCTGAAATCGAAGCCAAAGGCACAGCCGATCCAATGACTGAGCAAAAACTTGCAAAGATCGAAGCTGATCTGGACAAGTTCGAGAACATCAACCAAGCCATCACCCAACAGCAAAAACACGCTGAGGGTTTTGAAGCAAAGTTGAATGACATCGAAACAATGCTCAAGCGTCCAGCCAATGCAATGGAAGCTAAAGAAGTCGATTTGTCTTTGAAGGCATGGGACAGCTTCATGCGCAAAGGTCAGGAAAACATGGCTCCAGAAGAGGTGAAAGCCTTGACTGTTGGCACTGCTGCCACTGCTGGTAACTTGGCCCCTGCTGAGTACGTCAATGAGCTTATCAAGGTGATTTCTGAAATCTCCCCAGTTCGCTCTGTTGCCCGTGTTCGTCAGACATCCAACAAAGAAATTGAAGTTCCAAGCAAAACAGCGACATTCGCTGCCGCATGGACTGCTGAAGCCGGTTCTCGCACAGAGACCACTGGCTACACAACTTCTTTGAACACCATCCCAACCCATGAGCTTTATGCTTTGGTTGATATTTCTGGTGCATTGCTTGAAGACAGCGTGTTTGATCTGGAAGCTGAAATGAACACTGAATTTGCAGAGCAATTTGCAAAAGCCGAAGGCGCAGCGTTCTTGACAGGTAACGGCACAAACAAACCAACAGGTATCTTGGACGGCTCCACAGTCGCTTCAACAACTGCTGCTGCTGCTGCTGCAATCGCAACAGATGACCTGATGGACTTGGTGCATGGCCTTCAGTCTGAGTATGCCCGTAACGCAGCATTTATGCTGAACCGGACAACTCTCGGTGAAATTCGCAAGCTGAAAGATACTGCTGGTCAGTACATCTTCCAGACTGGTTTCTCCGGTCAATCTGGCCTCCCAAATACCATTTTGGGCCACGCCTATGTTGAAGCTGTAGACATGGCTGACATCGCTGCCTCTGCTAAACCAGTGGTATTCGGTGACTATCGCCGTGGCTACATGATCGTTGATCGTGTGGCACTCTCAGTTCTGCGTGACCCCTATTCACAAGCATCCACAGGCAACGTGCGTTACATCGCTCGCCGCCGCGTAGGTGGTGAAGTGGTATTGGCTGAAGCCATGCGCGCACTGACAATGGCTGCATCCTAAGCAACCAAGGGGAGGGCTTAACGGCCTTCCCCATTCCTTTCTTGGAGATTTGATATGAAGATTATGATGGTTAAAAGCGCCGCTGGGATCAACCGGGAGGATGGTGCATCCACCAAACGCTTTATGGCTGGTGAAGAATATACAGCAACAGAGGCTTGGGAGAAGAAAGTCCTTCAGGGTTTTGTTAAATCGGGACTTGCGAACGAAATTGGTGGAAATGCTGCCGTTCCTGAGACCAAGGCAAAGAAAGCTGCTCCCAAAAAGAGCGCCAAAAAGTCCTAATAAATTAAAACGGAGATAGGCTAATGAGTGGTTTGAAGATTGTTACCGGGCCAGCCGCAACGCCTGTCAGCCGGACAGAGGCGCGTAATCACTTGCGCCTCGATGATGATGTAGATGACAGCTTGGTTCGCGCCTATATCCAAGCCGCAACTGATTGGGCCGAAAACTACACAGGACGCTTCCTTGTTAGCCGCACTTGCCAGATGATGTTGGATGGTGCGCGTGAGCTTGAAAGCCCCTTATGGGAGGGTATGAGAACAGGCCCGTCCAACGTAGCCTATTTGGATCACATTGAGCTTGCAGCGGCCCCGGTAATTTCTGTCGAAAGCATTAAGTATTATTCTGACGATGATACCCAATACACTTGGGCCGCATCAAATTACTTTGTAGATACATTTTCAGAGCCAGCGAAAGTTGTTCTTCGGGATGGTGGGACTTATCCAACCGATCTCAGGGCCGCAAACGGTTTAGAGATTAATTTCACAGCCGGATACGGAAGCAATCCAAGCGCAACCCCAGAGGCTATTAAAGTTGCCATCCTGCAATATATTGCTTTTCTTTACGAACACCGGGGAGACAATGAAGCTGGGATGCAATCTCCGCCTGTATTGAGGGCTTTATTAGACCCATACAGAGTTTTGCGCTTCAATACTTCAGCCTATAACAAGATGCTTAAAACAGGGTCAATTTAATGGGTATCGGGGCAATGAGGTTTAGAATTCAGCTTCAATCCAAGGCTGAAACAAGTGATGGTGGCGGAGGCGCAACTATCGCATGGACTAAGATTGCAGATATGTATGCTGATATAAAGCCTGTAAGCGCCAAGGAGAGCGCCTTTGGGCAGGACAATCAACTCAGACAAGTTATACGGCACAAAATAACAACACGCTATCGCAGGGGTGTTATAGCGGCTGACCGGATAATTTATAATTACATTGAGGACGGGGTGTCTGGCACTCGCACATTCAATATTCGGGGCGTTTTGAACATAGACAATCGCTCAAAGTATATTGAATTTGATTGCGAGGAGGGCGTTCCGACATGACCATTAGAGCCACAACCAAAAGAATAAATAAATCACGAATTGTGATGTCCAAATATGAGAAGCAAGTTGAAAGCATCATAGAACGTGGTGCCAATATGGTTAGGAATACAGCGGTCAAATCTATCCAACAGCACGGATCATCTGGAAAGACATATGGGAAGCACACTGCGTCAGCCCCCGGCAAGCCTCCAAATAGTGACACTGGGTATTTGGCCAGCAATATTTTTATTCAAAAAGATGCTGATGATAAGGGTCCAAGTGTAAAAAGCCGCGCTGAATATTCAGCGTCAGTGGAGTTTGGCACTCGTAATATGAGGGCGCGTCCTTTCCTTCAGCCAGCCCTTGAGGAAAACAGAAAAAAAAATAATTGCGATGTATGCAAAATTAAAAGCTAGAGGTGTCTGATGTCATTGCACTCATGGGAACTTCAAAAGGCTATATTTTCCACACTCGATGGCAATGTTACTGGGGTAAGCGCTGCCGCAGTGAGTATTTTTGATGACCCTCCACAGAATTCAACATATCCATATGTGCTGATTGGAGAGGAAACTACAGCCAACAGCGGCACTAAAACAAAGGATGCTGTTGAGCACACAATAACAATCCATGTGTGGTCGCAATATCGCGGGAAACGTGAGATCAAAGAAATTATGGAGAGTGTATATGAAAACCTCCACAATACTGATATAACTGTATCAGGTGCATCGCTAGTGAACTGCCGACAAGAGTTCAGCACAACACTAGCAGAAAATGATGGCATAACACGGCACGGGGTAATGAGGTTCCGCGCCGTTGTGTTTGATAACTAAGGAGTGATAACATGGCGGCTCAAAAAGGCTCTGCCCTGCTTTTAAAAATTGGTGCGGCTGCGGATGGCGCTGCATCTGCGGATACTTACACAACAGTCGGTGGCTTGCGTTCAACATCAATCACGATGAACCAAGAGACTGTAGATATTACCAACAAGGACAGCGCAAATACGCGTGAGCTGTTAGCTGATGGAGGCGTTGAAAGCGTTTCCGTTTCTGGTTCTGGCGTATTTACTGATGCGGCTTCTGAAGCAACACTGCGCACGGCATTTGGTGGCGCTGATATTCCAAACTTTGAGGTAATTATTCCTGATTTCGGTACATATCAGGGCAAGTTCCACATCGCCTCTTTGGAATATGGCGGCGAATATAATGGTGAAGTAACCTACTCTGTAACTCTTGAGAGTTCTGGATCGGTTGCATTTACCTCTGCATAAGGAATTTATGAATGGCTTGGATTAATGCGACTGTCGAATTTGGTGGTGTTTCGTATTTAAGCCATCGTAGGGGCGTCATTTTTGTGGTGCCTTGTTCCTCTGGCCTTGAGGTTGGTGACAGCTTCAAGGCCGATGGCTCTCAATTTGAGGTGCTTAAAGCTGTTGATTTACATGGTCGCGGCGAAGTTTTTGTAATGGATGTAAAGGAAGTCAAGGATGACAAACCCAAAGCGCGGCGAACTAAAAATAAATCTGGCGGATCAGGAGTTTCTTTGCAAGGTGTCGATGGACACCATAATGAGGATTGAGAGCAATACTGGTCGCGGGATTTTAAAGATTGCAACTGGATTGCAAGATGCTGATTTGTCTGCTTCAGATATGGTTTCTATCTTAACCCCAGTTTTGAGAACCAGTGGGGCTGATTTAAAAGACAAAGATGTTTCAAAGCTAATTTGGGAAGCCGGATTTTCTGAGGGTGTAAAATGTGTTGCTGAGGTTATCGTCTTTATTATTGGGAATGATGAAGAGGGAAAGGAAGTGGCGGCGGAGTAAGTATTGAGGAATTGCCTTGGGATGAATGGCTAAAGGCGGCTCTTGGAAAGATGCGAATGTCATCGTCTGATTTTTGGGAGATGTCTTTTGAGGAATTTAAATTCGCTCTTGAAGGTTTTTCTGAATTCAATTCGGGTGGCTCTCCGCCGCCATTAGATAAAGAAGAGCTTGAAGACCTAATGGAAAGGTTCCCAGACTAATGGCGACAACAATTGACACCCTCTTAGTCCGTATTGAAGCGGATATGTCTGATTTAAGGCGCGATCTTTCCAAAGTTGCAAAGCATACTGATGAAGCTGGCAGCAAAATGAAATCCGCCTTTGCGGGTGTGGCAAAGGCCGCTGCCGCTTTGGGCGGTGTCGCGCTTTTTTCTGGATTTATAAAGTCATCAATACAAACTGGCGCGGCTATCGAGGGGTTGAGGGTTCAACTTAATGGCCTTTTAGGAAGTGTTGATGAGGGCGGAAAAGCATTTGAGATGATGACTGCCTTTGCTTCCAAGGTTCCATTCTCATTAGATCAAATTCAATCTGGCTCCGGTTCTCTTGCGGCGGCTGCTGATAATGCTGATGAGCTTGGTGAGCTTATGCAGATCACAGGCAACATTGCTGCGCAGTTTAATATTCCTTTTGAAATGGCCGCTGAGAACGTACAAAGGGCTCTCTCTGCTGGCGCGGCATCTGCTGATCTTTTCCAGCAAAAGGGCGTTAATGCCTTTATGGGTTTGAAAGCTGGAGTTTCAGTTAATGCTCAGGATACCGCTAAGGTTCTGATTGAGCATTTTGGAACTGGCGGCACGTCCGATGGAGCTATGGCTGAATTTGCCAAGACAACAAATGGTGCATTGTCTATGTTTGGCGATGCTATGTTTAATTTTAGAAAAAAAGTTGCGCAAAGCGGTCTTAATCAGGGGTTCACGGACTTAATAAACGTCATCACTGGTATGATTAACAGTAGCGGTGATCTTGCAACTTTAATTGGCGACAAAGTAGGAAAAGCATTTTCTGCTCTGGGTAGGGTTCTGACCTTTATTGCCGACATAAGCGGTGAAGTGGCAATGTTGTTCAGGTCAATTTATCAAGTGGCCGCAACTGCGGGTTCTATTTTGATGCAAATGTTTGGGTTTGAGCTTGCTGATCTTATGGACGCTGTTGCTGGGGCAATATTGCTCATTAAAGAAAATATGGACAAAGTGATTGTCGTTGTTGGCGTTTTTGTAGCTTATAAATTTGCGGCTAAACTGTTCACTGCCGCAGAAGGCGCGATCAAACTTGCCAGAGGACTAAGAGCAATTGGAATTACTCAGGCCATTCTTAATAGTGTTACCAAAAAAGGTATAGGAACTTGGTTGGTAATAGCGGCAATTTTTGGAGAGATCACTGGCGCTACGGACGGCCTCAAAGACAGACTTGCATCTTTTGCCTCAGATGTTTACGAAAGACTGCCGGAAGATTTAAAGGGTAGTATTGGGGACGTATCAGAATATTTTGGTAAAAGCGCAGAAGCTATAGACGAGGCTAGACAAAAACTTTTTCAAACCGGGAGTGGATTTGTAATGCTAAATCCCGGTGAAAGTGTCGCTCTTGATGTTGATGCCACAATTGAGGGAATACAAAATGCTCTTATGGGAGCGGGTGTTGCGGCTACTGTAACGGATGGAGAATTCAAAAAGCTCAAAACTACTATCGAGGGACTTTTGCCCGAAGAGATCAAGCTCTTACAAACCATCGAAGCAATAGAAAAAGCACTGCCAAGAATGGATGAGGCACTGAAGGCTCAGGCTCTTGATGCGATTGCCATATTGAAGCAAGAGCTTTTGGAACTAGACCCGCTTTATAAACAGCTTACAGACCGTGCCAACCAAGCCTTTGATACAATGGCTGACAGCCTTACTGACATGGTTATGAGGGGCAAAATTGACCTGCAATCACTTGGAAGTATGTTCAAACAAACTGTCAATGAAATGATCGCTGATGCTCTTAAAGCTCAAATCATAAAGCCAGTGTTGGGCGGTATATTTGGGGCAATTGGAAGTGCTATAGGCGGCCCGGTTGGAGGTTTCATCGGGAAAATTGCGGGGGATGCCATTGGTGGTTCTGCCGATGGTGGGAACCTAAATGCAAATATGCCTCAAATTGTTGGGGAAAGAGGGCCGGAGCTTATCGTTCCAAAATCAGCCTCAAATATTATGAACAACCACAACACGAAGAACGCTCTTGGTAGCGGCGGTGGTACAATAATCCAGCAAACCATTAACGTGAGCGCCGGGGTATCTCAGACAGTAAAAGCTGAAATGATCTCACTTATGCCAAGGTTCAAACAGGAAGCCATGAGAGGTGTTGTCGATGCTAAACGGCGCGGCGGCTCTTATGGTCAAGCATTCGGGTGATATATGACACTTATAACTATGCCAACAAGTCCAGCCTTTACCAGTTCAGAATGGGGCATTAGCCGCGCCGTAGCGGTGTCTCAGAGCCCATTTACGGGCGCTACACAGGTGCATAAGTATTCCAAGGACCAATGGACAGCAACGCTCACTTTACCCCCTATGAGGCGTGATTTAGCGAGAGAGTGGCAGTCTTTCTTTATGCTCTGTGAGGGGAGAGCTAACACCTTTCTTTTGGGCGATCCTGATGCAAATGAGGTTACTGGTGACGCTATTCCCTCTGCCGTAACTGTGGCGGCGGATGCGGCCATTGGAGATACATCTGTGAACCTGACAATTGGTTCTGGAAAAAAAATTAATAGTGGGAGCTATTTGCAATTTGGAACTGGAGCTAACGCGCGGCTTCATATGGTTGTGGATAATAACACAGGGGATGGGGTTGTAACTATTCAGCCGCCATTGAAGTCTGCTATCAGCACAAACGACAACGTAATTTTCTCTTCAGCAAAAGGGGTCTTTCGAATGGATGCAAATTCATTAGTTTGGAGCGCAGATCATGTCAGCCGATATGGTATAAGTTTTTCATGCAGCGAGGCATTATGAGCCGTAATATTTCAGCTTCATTACTATCGGCCCTGACAGGTGCAACCATAGAGCCTTTCTATGCCGTTGAGTTTATGTTCGATACTAGGACAGTGACCGATATTGACGGAAATGATTTTGATGTAGCGCCATTACGTCTTTGGACTGGCATTGAAAATAGAACGATTGAGGTTCAAGGATCAAATCAAGTTTTCGTAGGCACAGGGGCTCTTCTTTCTATTGGAGGATTGAGTGAAGTAAATGACCTATCTGCCAAGTCATTATCTGTAACACTCACAGGTCTAAACTCAGACATATTGTCAATTGCGCTTCAGGAGCCATACCAAAGGCGGGAATTCCGTTTATATTTTGGGGAAAAAAACTCCAGCGATGTCATTCAAATATTCAGTGGCAAAATGGATAAAATGACAATTTCAGATGATGAAAATGCCAGCACCATTCAAATGCAAGTTGAAAGTAATTTAGTAGAGCTTGAGAGGTCTAGCGGCTGGCGTTACACCCAAGAAAATCATAAATCGAGATATTCAGACGATAGTTTCTTTTCATTCGTTCAAACAATACAGGATCAACAGGTAGCATGGGGCCGAAGCACCGATTAAATATATACATATCCAACATTAAGGATGAGCCGTTCATGTGGGGGGTTAATGATTGCTTTACCTTCACGAATAATGCTTTTCGTGCTATGTATGGGGTTGGATATGCTGATGATTGGATGGGACGTTATATGAACGGTTCAATGCCTAAACACGCTTCAAGTTTGCGCAGGGAATTCAAACATTCAACACTTTTCAATGGCTTGACTAGCAAAATGAAAAGAATAGATAGTCCAATTTTTGGAAGCCTTGTGACAACAAGCGTAAATCAACGCTGGGTTACTGGGTCAGCTTTTGGAATTTCACTTGGTTCACGATCTGTATTCTTGGCTAAAGACGGCCTTATAAAATTAAACAATGAATATGTAGAAAGCGCATGGGTTCTTAAATGAATAATACTAATTTCCCCTTCAATGTGATGCGCCATCGCAAGCAATTTGAGATTGCGCCGAGAGAGCCGATAACAATCGGGAATGCAGTTTTGGCGTTTATCGGAGCGTCTACAAGCTCTTTGGCGGTCCTATACGCCGTTGGTGTTGTAACTATTGCTGTGGTGGCTTCCGCTGTCGTTGGCGCTGTTATGCCAAAAATTCCCGATTTTGGTGGATTAAACAACTCAGGAACCCTTCTCCAAAACAGGAAGGAGCCTTTGCCTCCTGCTGAATTTGTTTATGGTGAGGTCAGGAAGGGTGGCACTGTTACTTTTCTGGAGAGCACTGGCACCAACAATAAAACACTCCATCAAATCATTGTGCTCGCCGCCCATGAGGTTGAGGCAATTGAGGAAATATATTTCAATGATGAAGTAGTCACGATGAGCAATGAGCTTGTTACATCTTCCCCCTATTCAAAATCGTACTCTAAATATGGCGAAGGCCAAGTAACTGAGTATTATGCCAGAGTATATAAGCACACTGGAAATCAAACAGCCGCTAATAGCCCATTCGCAAATTCCACTAATTCTTTGGCTAATACGTTGCATTCTGCGGATGGCATAAGCGTAGACAGTGATTTCATTGGCAAGGGACTAGCTTATATATATTGTCAATTTACCTACAACCAAGATGTATTTTCCGGTGGACTGCCGACTGTTACGGCAAAAATCAAAGGCAAAAAGATAGTTAAGACTGTTAATGGGGTCAATCAAACCGCAGCTTACACTAACAATGCAGCTTGGTGCATAAAGGATTATTTGCAGTCAAATTATGGCCTTGGTGATAATTCAATAGACTATTCCACATTTGAAGCTGCGGCGCAGATATGTGATGACACAACAATTCTTTCTGATGGTACACCTCAATTCACAATGAATGGAGTTATTGGTGGCGCTGAAAGCCGGGGGAATATTTTACAGAGGATGATGACAACCTGCGGAGGTACTTTGTTTTGGGGTGCGGGGTATTGGAGGCTATATGCAGGGGATTGGATAGCGCCAACGAAAACATTGACTATGGACGATTTTAGAAGCGGCATCCAGATGGACACTAAAATTTCCATGCGAGATAATTTCAACGCTGTTCGTGGAACATTTATTGATGCTGCCAACGATTTCATAAGCGCAGATTACCCTCAAGTTAGCTCTGATAATTTTCTTGCGGATGATAATAATATTGAGACTGTTCTTGATCTCAACCTACCTTTTACAACTAATCCGTTGGCGGCTCAAAGAATTGCCAAGCAAATGCTAATGAGAAATCGTGAGCAACTAACGCTTAGTGCTGATTTTGGCATGAATGCTTTTGATGTTCAGGTAGGAGATTTTATTTACATCCAAAACAAGAGATATGGATGGGGAGTTGGAAATGAAAAAACCTTTGAGGTTATTGGTTGGAGGTTGCAGCCTGACGTTGAGGGCGGTGATCTTCGTGTAAATTTGACGCTGAGAGAAAGCAGTCAAGCCGCTTTCGGCTTTACCAATTCTGATGAACAGACAATCATTACAAACAACACAACCCTTCCAAGATATTATGATGTTCCTAATATCTCCCTCAGCGTGACTAAGGAATATCGTGAGGTAAATGAAAGCGTTGTGAATGTTCTGATTGTGCGGGTTAATTCAGCAGATATTGAAAGAATAAGCTCAGTTATTCTCAAATATAAAAAATCTGATGATAATATTTACAAATCAGTGGCGCAGACAATTTTGATTAATGAGGGAACAACTGCTGGCAGGTTTGAAATTGTTGGAATAGACGCTCCTGTATCGGGTGGTTCTGGTATAAATTACGACATTTCAGTAACCCCAGTTAATGCTCTAGGTTTCAAAGGCGCAGAAACTTCTGTAGTTCATACCGTCAATCCAGACACAACACCGCCCAGTCCCCCAACAACATTAAGCCACATATTATCGGGCGGCACACTATTTTTTGAGTGGGATGCTGTAACTGATATAGACCTGTCTCATTATAAACTGTATTATAATTCAAATACTTCTGAGACCTTTGGCAACTCAAAGTCTTTAAGTAATCTGAAAGTTAAGAAAATCGCACGTCCAGCCACGTCAATTACTTATCCCTCACTGGCTGGGAAGTGGTTTATTTCTGCGGTAGATAAATCAGGAAATGAAAGCACTACCGCCCCTGATACAACTGTTTTAGCGTCCGAGCTTCCTCCACTTAATCAAACAGATACCACCAATGAGCACACTTTATTTAGCGGTCAGGGGCTATCAGGAAGTTCTAATGTAACTGTTTCTGGTAACTCATTGGAAATAAATTCTTATTCCTCCGCTAATGCGCAGGGTATTTATCAATTCTGGCATGAGGATAGTTCTAATCATTATATTGATATTGGCTTAACACCAAGAACAGTGAGGCTTTCATCCTCTTTTACAGCAACAAGAAAACATTTAGATGCTGTAAATGGTGAAGTTACTTGGGATGATATACCCGGCAATTGGGATACATGGCCGGGGAACATGGATGACTGGACAGATCAAGAAACAGACTTTGGTGATTTTGCAGTGGTTGTGCAGGCTAGAGCATCTGATACTGTAGGTGGTCTTTCTAGTGAAAATTATGTTGTGGCTGCTGGTGAAGTTGTTGGACGATATGTTCAATTTAGGGCTATACTTTCAAACACAAATGCAAAAGTAACGCCAGATGTAACTGCACTTAGTGCAATAGTGGAGTATTAAAAATGACAACTCATCCCTTTACTATTAGTGGGGCTCAAAATGCAGTTAGTGCCAGAGAAGATATTGAAGATGCCCTTCAGGCTTTGGCATCAAACAACAGCGCAAATAATGCGCCTTCAACGCCATATGCTAATATGTGGTGGTATGAGATTGACACACAGCTTCTAAAGATCAGAGATGAGGATAACCTTGCTTGGATCAACGTAGCTTATATCAACCAGTCTACTTACAAGTTTGAGATACTTGACGACACTAAGGTGGTCACAACCTCTGGTTCTCAAACTGGCCTTCTGGGAGATCAAACAACAGCTACTTGGGAAGCTGGTACTGGAACTACTGAAAGTCTTGTCTCGCCAGCTAAAGTATTGGCTGCTGTAGTTGCTAACAGTCCTGAGCCTATTGGTGTGGGTCAGACTTGGCAAAGCCCTTCAAGATCAATAGGTACTGTTTACCAGAACACAACTGGAAGGCCCATTCAAGTATCTATAGGAACTGGTGCGCAAAATACTATTGAGCTAAGAGCAGGAACAACTTCTGGGTCAATTTCAGGAATTGCTACTGCCTCCTATTATAGCGGTATGCAGTGTATAATCCCAGATCAATGGTATTATGGAGTTTACAACTTAAATGGTGGTAATATAGCATATTGGCGTGAGTTAAGATAATACTAATATGATATCTATATCCTTGACACCAGCCATATTAAACCAGTTATTTGCCCGGTAAGTATATGACTGGCACAATAGGCAAATATCGTGTAATGTAAAAGCGCATATGCAACATCTAACAGGAGGCCATCATGGCAACATTAGGGGATCGGGTC